CACCTCCTTCCGCCAAACGACGACCCCCACATTCGTTTTCTTTTGCTTGATCCCATTGAGGAAGGCTGTGGAGTTCACCTCCGCCCATTGGGGATCCACCATCGTTTTCTCCTCGTTCACGCGTAGCCCGACTTGGCTACCGTGAAAAAGGATACGGGCAAGTGTACCGCGAGGAGTGCTCTCCAGCATCTCGCGGTAAAGCAAGTCATCGCCGTTGATGAGACAGCGATGAACCCGGAATTCCTCCCAGGAGATTTCCCCATCTCGGGCCCGATCGGCGACCGCCATGTCAACAACCGTCTTGTTGATAAGACAAAGAATAGGGAAGCTCATCAAACTTCCCATCGGTTGTCCGGTCTCCGTCGGCGTGGAGTCTGAGAGTCCGATGTCTGCAAGGACATCAAGAGCTCTCTCCTCCTCGACGCTAAGCCCATTAGCCTTCTTCTTGAGCACCTCGATAGCGGCGCGAACATACGTTGCTTTAATATTGTCGGTAGCGGATTTATAGTCCACCGACACGTAATGTCCGGCCCCATTGAGGCGCCCGACTGACTTATTGGTGGGACTCCCAACAAGTAGCCAACCCTTCCCGCCGATCGCCCGATACAGGGAGTCGTGCAACGGTTTCAGCAACCGCGAGTTTTCCGACGAGTATAGAGTTACGATCCTTGGCTTTCCAGAGGACATAACTCCCATAACCCTACAACTCGTCGAAAATTCCTCGCGGTTCCAGGAACCGCCCTCTGCACGTCCGTATCCTAAGGACGCATGCCCCGTCGGGATGTACGGGGTCCGGCGATTATCCCAGCCTTCGTCGACATTCATTGCGAAGGCTTTCTTAAACGCTTCTACGTGTGTGGAATCACTAGAAGCGGGGGATAATCTTGATTCTTTCCACTCTTTGAGCATGTTGTCGATCTCACCAAGCCGGCACTTGCATTTTATTTCAAGCTTGGTGGCTGTTTTTATGCTCAACTCCTGAACGGGGGTTAGTACAGGAGGAAAAACACCACGGACTGCGGATCTAATCTGACCGCATCGTATCCGTCGAGGTAACGGGGATACCCGCTCGATTTTCTGGTCCTGTGCTAATAGCACTACTGCGGCCCGCGCAACCCTCGAATTGCGCGACATCGTTTTACAGTCCTGATGATTGTCTGGACTAACCTTCTTTTGAGTAGAAGGAAAAACTGGGGCCATTGATGTCCGGGGTGGCCCCCCACCCGGCGGTCTTGTCGAGTTAACGTCGAGCGCTACCACGCAACCGAAACGTGGTAGTCGACGGCGCCTGTAAAGAAAAGAACTCGACACGTCGCCGAGAGGAATGTAGACTTGTGGCTCCCCGTAGGGAAAGAAGAACAATCGAACAGGAAATTGTCTTCGTTTAGTTGTCACCATGTCTGTAGTTTTCCTTTTAAAAACCGGTTTTCAATTCGCTTTTATACTCATCAGTGACGCCGGTCGTCACGGAGTTTTCCAGTCGCCGAAATGGTGGACGGGAATGGGAACCACCATGTCCAGTCAACCCTTTTGGACTTCTCGCGACAATTACGGGACTTACTTAAGGTCCCGACCCTTTCCTAACTGCCGAGCCCACAAGTCTCGTTTGATCGCGCTAGCGAGTAACAAGACTGGACTCTTCCGTCCGGATTGGGGAGGCCGCCCGCGCGCGAGGCACAGTCGACGGCAATCCTACTTGGGGGGGGTTTACTAAGACCCCATTACAACCAAAGCCCCAACATCCCAAGCGCAGGAGCCGTCTGCGACTTCTCTCGATATTTTACAATCGAGACCGACCACGCCGTCAGTCGTTAGATCGCCGACTGAGAGGATGCACTTCACCCG